ATAAATAAGAAAGGGGCAACTCGTACCCCCTTCGTAACTCTAAATCTATAAAAAAAAATGAAAACAAACCCTATTTTAATATTGCTACACCTACTGCAACACCCGTGCTTATCATAAAAACCTTTGTCCAGAATCCTTTTTTGGTGATTTGTCGTTTAAGTACCAGAACTTCTTTATCATAATTTTTAATCTGTAAATCTGCCTTACCGATATTCTCATTCAAAGTACTTATCTGTGTATTCAGGTTTAAAATTCCTTTTTCATAGCCGGTATTCAGATTAAGGCAGGATTCAAGGCTTTTACCCTGCAAAGTATATTCAGCCTTAACCATGTCGAGAGAAATCGCTGTGGCATATATAGGTTTTATCTGTGTTGCACTGAAGGGGAATCGCAAGTCGGTAGCGTCATAATTAGGGTAAAGTGTCTGTAAACGCAAATAAACCGTATCTGGAGGGATATTTGTCAGGTCAGCAAGTTCCGCTGCGTGTTTCGCAATTAAGGCTTTCAGTTCCTTTTGTTTCGTATTAAGAGCTGATTTAAGAGAGTCATTTGTAAACCGGATACCTTCATACCTGACATTCAGCTCCTCTAACTGGTAATCAAGTTTCACCCGGTCCTGTTTAAGACTAAGATTTAAAACCTCCAGGGTATTGATCTTCTTTGTCAGTCTTACAACTTTACATTGTTTAATTCCAAGTAACGAAACGATAAAGACAAGTACAACAAACAGGATCAGGTATTTGACATTCGCCTTTAACCATGCAAGGATTTTCGCTTTCATTTCTTTTCCTCCGCAGTGAATTTCGTAAATCCTTTAAGTGAAATTATTATTATAGTTAAGATAAAGGTTAGCCATAGTCTCAGATCTTCATTCAGTGGAGCTGCAATAATAGCAGTCAGATATAAAGGCAGTGTGTAAAGAAAGAAATCCGCAACTGATTTCCACTTCTTATTCGACGGTTTTCCGAGGTTAGAAATTTTTAATTCTTCCATAATTTACTCTTTTACAGTTATGAATACTTCTTCTTTTCTTTGAATTGCCTCATCAATCATATTTGTTATGAATGTCTCCCAATAAGGTCCATTTACCAGTTGACCTTTTACTTTATTATCCCCGACACCGATACATCCCTCCGTTCCTTTTGCAGTTTTCAAAGCATGAATCCTAATACCTGCAAAACCAGGAACATCTAAAAGCAATGGTAATCTTCTTCCAAGTTTAGGGGAATGATTGACCACTACTCTATAACGTCCGCAAGGAATAGCTGTCTCTCCGTAAATTTTACCTTCGCCCGGATCAGTAAAATCTCCATCATGGTTTAAATCCTGTAAATCACGGATAGGATCCTCAAGCGTATTACAGATAAATGTATTCTCATTATAGAATCTCCCGATAGTATAAGTTGATTTAAAGAATTTACGAATAGTGAATAGTTCCATTATTTAATTTTTATCGAATCGCTTAATCCTTGATCGTTGTATTTAACATAACCTCCACGTGTTACCTTTGAAATCCCTTCTTGCAAGTCAATTCTTTGTTTTATATTCTGTTCTGTCTGCTGTATTTGTTCGGGGGCTTTGCTACTTTTGAAACTGAAATATGCAGTTAATAATAATCCGATTACTCCGATGACTGCCATAACATATAAAAATCTCCTTGACGTTTTGTCTCTTTTTTGTGTTGCCTCCAATTCTTTTGCGATCAATAATCTTGCTTCAATTTCTTTCTCCCCTTTTGATTCTCCATTATGTTCTGCCTGAAATGCGATAAAATCTGAGATGATTTTCGTATGAGCTGCAACACTACCTGTAAGAGTGGTGATTTGTACCTCTAATCGTGGAACGGAATCAACCAGTTTATTTATTTGCTCTTTATATATGCAAGGTTCACTCATATCATTTTACATAAATAAATTAACACTCCAAGTAAAATTATTAGTCCGATATAAGGCCACCAGTCATTTAAAAAAACAAGTATGCTTTTTATGACTTTAAAAACCTTATATGTTGTACTAAATTTCATTTTCTATTTATTACGTACTACCGACATCAAGGCATTAACGGAATCAAATCTTTAAACTTAATTATACTCACTCCACTGCTTATTGCTTTATCAAAAATTCTACTTAATACAGCATAATTTACCTGAGGGCCTACCGGAGCTCCCATAACAACTTCATGGAAAAGAAAAACAACTATACAATTTCCACAAGCACAATAATCAATAATATCTTCAAGTCCAACAATTTTTGCCTCGGTATCTGTAGTATTCCCTTCTATTAATTTAAATGGCATATTCATTTTATCAGAAGTTTGCGTAACAAAATTACTATCAGTACCTCTTCCTAAAGTATAATATTCAGCACATTTTGCCTGTATCCATACTTTATCAATTACTGGACAAGAATAAGGATAGGCAAATGTAGTTGCAATCGGAAGTCCATTAGCAGCCAGCAAAGTATCTATTGTATCTAATTCTGCTATTAATTCTGCATGGGTTAAACTACTAAAGAATGTATGTGTTTTTCCGTGTCCGCCCACCTCATGCCCCGCATTGCTCATTTCTAACATATTTGCCCAAGTCAATCTATGTTGTACCTCTATCCAGTCTGTTGTCACAAAAAGAGTAGCCAATATTCCTTTCGATTGTAATAATGGATACGCAAGTGAATATGTTGTCGCCCACATATCATCATGCGTAAATACCACGTGACCTGTTGCAAATCTCGTTGCTTCTGCATTATAGGTATATGTTAATGTTTTTCCTGCCGTAACAAATAAAGCCTTTACTGCAACAAGATCGGCATTTGCTTCATCGCCAATTAATGCACCATTACCTGCTCCTTCTAATCTTAATAATAAATTAGCAGTAGGAGGAGATGCAGTATATTTTAAATTTAACTTGTGCATTATACTTCCAACCTCACTTGAACTTAATAATGATGTGTAAGTTGCTGACCCAAAAGTTAAATTTGTCATTTTACTACTTGGTATCGTACCATTAAGACCTGTAATTTTTGACCCAATCGTACTTAAATAAACAAAATTGGTATTCGCTGATAAATCAGGAATATTTCCAGTAATCCTTGTTCCATCAACTCTTATTTGTGTTAATGTTGTTATCCCTGTTATAGCAGGGAAATTGCCTGTTAGATTAGGATTACTATGAACGTCATACTGTTGTAATGCCGTCAATCCAACTAACGAAGTATTTATTGTTTTAAAATTATTTGAACCAAGTAATAATTGAATTGCTTTTGTATTATATGTAAGATCAGGAATAGCACCAGTAAAGCCATTACTATCGATATTTATTTTAGTAGCTACATTTGTTAAATATCTAAATGAAGGACAATGATTAATAAAGGTATTTGTATCAATATCAAATGATGTCCATGCACCGAATCCATCGGTACTTGTAACCGTCACCACTCCATTTGTTATCTGCGCAGGAAGGTTGTTTTGTGAATAAACATTACCCGCTCCATAATTCCATCGAAGTGTGGCACCTGTCTTTGTGTTGGTTCGTGTCGTTAAGTTAGTTGTGGTATTGGAATTTTCAAAGAATAAGAAGAAATCACATACAGTTTTATTTGTTCCTGCCGGGCCAAAAGTGGTTATGATATATGCTTCGGTAAGTCTGTCTTTTAATAATACTTTTTGAGGATCTGAAAATGTTGAATGACTGTTAATAGTAAGATAACTTAACATCATATCTGTTGACCATGTTACATTGTTTGTAACAATTCCGGTCTGGCCTATCTTATTAAATATTATCGTAGGATTACCGTCCGTACTCTTGAATGCAGTTGTTGAAGTAAGAGTTAATACTGCACCATTCCACACGGCCCCCGAAAAGGTTTTCCCTATAATTGTAAAATCAGATACCCCTAAAGAAGATTTTGCAGATGGAAATGTCAATACAACATCATAAGGATTTCCATCCGCTATTATTGCTGAAATTATATTCGCCCAGTAACTACTCCAGGAAAAACCAGAACGTATATTGCGAATATCAATATTCCCTATACCAAGTTTTATTGCCATAGGTTGATATTTTTAAACGCCGTATCCTACATAAATGCCATCGGCTGTTCCTATTCCCGGTGATACTTTTGAAAAATCAGTGACTTTAAATATTTTCCTGCAAAGTTCCGTATCAACGAACAGGTATGAAACATCAAACCATTTAGTTATCGCCTCTGCATCTGATTTGTTGTTCATCGGACAATAAGTGATATATCCCTCTACTTCTGCCCGGATGAAAAAGCCTGTTTCGTCAACGAAATTTCCCGCAGCATCTATGTTTGTGCTGGGAATATTTGAAGTATCTGTAAAGTCCAGCGGTACTACCCTGAGAATGTTTCCTAAAGCAAATCCTTGTGCCATATTTTTAAATTTAAATTATTAATCACCCATAACAATAAACGGCCTTGAGTCACTGCATGAACTCCCGCAACTGCAAGCCTTATCTGCCCAAAGTGGATATAAAGTATAATTCCGATTCAAATAAGTTATTATTTCACATTTGATAGCATCGGCCGTCAACCGGGCTTCTGTTTCAAGTCGCTGCATCTGCTTATCAGTTATCGGTGTCGAGAGATCACTGTCTTTAATGACTATCCCGGCAGCAGTATAATTAAAAGCAGTACGATTCGTAAAGCGTGCAAATGCATAATAAATAATACAGGCTTTAAGTCCCTGAAATAAATAAGCTTTTGACTGATAAACATAAGTCCCTCCATCCATCAATATCTGATTTGCCAGTGAATAAGGCGGAACTAAAGTCTCATTCTCTAATTCAATAAGCAAAGCATCAGTGATCCAGTTTTTTATATCTAATAATTGAGCTTCAGAAACAAACTGAGGCCAACTCACAGAATTTTTAACTGAATCTGCGATATATTTATATTTATCTAAATCCGCTTTTGTTACAAATACTGTCATATCGTCGGAGTTATAATATATTCAAGTGGCTTAATGGAAAAATCTACGAACTTTATAATATAATAAGCAAGCAAATCCCGGAAAGCCGTCTCAAGCATCCGGCGTTCATTGCCTGTCACGGAGTTCATAAATTGATATGCGTTCTGAATTAATTCACTGCCAAAACCTGTACCTACATCAATCCCTCTCAATACTGGAGGTATCATAAACATACTTCCGATATTCTGCTGAACGGTTTTCTCTGTTAATTCATACTGACGGTCATAATTTTTTGCAGTGAAATCAATAAATTCAGGTTTTTCTTCATCGGCATCAATATCAATAACCCAAAGTTTAGCAGTCTTTTCATCACCCTGCATATTAACTATCATGCGCCGGCTTTCTTCTTGTTGCTGATTATAAGGATCAGCAGGATCAATAGACCCATTATCAAGCGTCCGGGGTTTAATGCCTTTACGGACAAGAATACCAGAAGGCAAGAAATTAAATTTAGCATTTCGATGCTTGACAGTTGAACAGCTTTCTTCGGTAAGCATATCTGTAATAACAGGATCAAACGGCGAGATAGGATATTCAAAATCTCCGTCAGCAGTGAAATACATTATCTGACCGAGATAATTCTCTGGCCCCCCGGCTTCGATAATTTCCGATTGAACTTTACCAGGATCAAAACGATGAATAAATTTAACATCATCCATCCTGAATTGTTTTCCTGTCAATCCGGTCCAGTCATCATAAACAGCGATACGTCCTGTATATTCCTTATTCTTTATCTCGATCCGGCATTGTTCAAAAGGAACATTGATATATTCCGATGGCAAGGCCATGCCGTTATACTTGACAAGACAAGCAAAACCATTAAAATTTTTAAGGTCTTTTGCAAATTTTCTCAACAATGAATTAGCCCGTTCATTCTGAGAATTAAGAATAGTTTCCGAAAGTACCTGATCTGTAAATCCTGACCCCTCAACAAACTTAACATAAATATCCATGCAGGTACGACCTGTCCCGGAACTGTTTATGATCTCCAATACTTTCTGAGGATAGTCATTATATTGACCATAGGCTTTTATTCGTTTTGAAGTGATATAAACATTCCGCTCAACACGTGGGGCTGTCTTTGTAGCGGAAACACGCATTATTTCTTAGTTTTAGTTTTCTTCGCAACTCTTTTTTCAACTTTAATTTCCTCTTTCGGTGTTTCCTTTGCTGGTTCTATTATTTCAGCAATCATTTTTTCTTCAGGAATGATGATCTTGTCAGGTGCGACGATCCATTTCTCCTTGCTCTGCGTTCTTACAGGAGGAGGAATCGGAGGGGGCAGGGGTGTTCCTGTAACCGGTTTAAAATTTGGTGAAATCCGGGAGAAATAAACAGCCTTCTCAGGATGATTCGTCAAATACCATTCTGCAAGTTCATCAGTCAATGTATCATTAGTACAAGCTCTTTCAGGATGACCGAAAGACTGAAGTAATACACCACGTTTCAATTCATAATTTGCTGTTGCCATATTTGCTATTTTTTTATTTACAATTTCCAACAATGCTTCTATATAACAAGTAGAACAAGAACCATTTATATCTTTCTCAAATAATTCTCTATATACCTCCCTGATCTTTTTTTTTCTTAGAAGGGTACGTTCTTTCTTGTTATTAATATAATCTCTTGAAAAAGAAAGTACCTCATTTAAGGACAACATGGAGCTAACATCGAATCAAGTGCCAACCGGGTTGCAGCAAGCGATCCACCAGCAAAATATGCAAGCGGCATTAAAGATTCTTTTAGTTTCTCATGACATCCGGCAGTCAGTAACCATCCGCCAAGAAGTTCATCAGAATTAGCATCACGTTCAGCAGCATTCAACTCCAGTCCAAAGTCCCATCCGAGAATCTCAAAAACAGTTCTGCCGGCAGCATACGGAGGATCAGCAGGCTTATTATAATTATTTTCCTGAATGATCATGAAACGACTATCTTTTGCATTTTCAATCCATAATTTTGTCTCCGGTGTATTATCGAAAATCCGGAAAGTAAATCCATGTTCCCAAACTTTCTGATAAGTCTTCTTTACCATCGACGTTTTATGTTCATTTGAATAGTTATAACCTGTCACACAATAAGCATAACAGGGAGGAGAAGTCGTCTTTAAAACTAACTGCGTACACAGCAGCGCATTATTAGGGTCAAACGTGCTTAAATCTTTATCTACGCAATCGTAGTTAATGAAATAAGCTAAATCCTTAATACCTGGTACAAGATTATCACAGTTCTTAAGGATACAATCTACAATTTGATTACATCCTATTGTCATATCAACCTCCTATCTTCCTACCATGAAAAGCCTGTCATCGAGTATCTTAACATCAAAAGCATCAGTAGCTTCGATACGGTTATAACGGCTTCTTGGATCATAGAAGGAATTTATGTTTTCAAATAATGAGGTGCAGGCCATCCCTATATTAAGATTCGAGACAGTCGTATAAACAACACGGTGAGGATCATTCCAACGGACACCGTTATTTTCATAAGTACGAATGAACTGGTCCCAAAGTGGAATAGAAATTATCCGGATCCCATCCCATGTTGCAAATTCAAGGCCATTGATCATCAGTTTGTAATCCTGAAAAGCTGTCCCAAGAGCCTGTAATTGTCTGCGAAGCCTATCAAATACTGAACGGGTGACAAGAAGCACCCTGTCCGGCTGCTGTGTTAATTCAGAAATTGCATTATCAATCAAAGCATTTACAGCATTGTAGGTAAGTAGTGGAGTTGCTACTGACTGCTGAAGTGCATATGTTGCCTGAGTATTTCCCGGCATAGCATTGAGTTGAAGCGGATTGGCAGCATAGACAGCAGCTAACTGAACCCAGAAGCCATCAAAGACATTGAAAAATGCAGGATCAACACCGGGAGTTAAATTACCCAGCGGGAACTGAGCTGCATTAGTATCGCCGAACCATGCATAGCGGAAGACTTCTTTTGGCAAATCCTTTGAATAGATATTTGTGATGAATGTGAATATCTCTGTCTTTGTTAAATCATAAGGATCTGCACAATTAATATAAAGCCTCATCAGTGAGTTCTCTATTTCATCAATACACATGTCATTTATGAACTCAAGATATTTCGGTTCCCATGTTTTCTCAACAGCGATATCTTCATGGCACTGAGCCACCGGGTTACAAGCCTGAGCAGCTTTTAAGATCAGGCCGAAAGTGCCAGGTATGATACCTATACGTTTATCATTTTTTATACCTGTTACAAGAGTATGAAACTGCGACAATTCCGGGG